AGTGTCTGTAGAGTAAAGCTTAGGCAGCTTAACAGTTCCAAGACCAAACGCTTGCTTGGTATAGAACAGGTTAGGCTGATAGATAGTTGACGCAGCACCAAGAATTGTCACAGCAGCGCCATCAGCAGGAGCAGCATCAACAGTGTTGTACTGACCATTTGCTTCGTAAATCGCAGCGCCAGAAACAACAATCGTAGCCGCATTACCAGCGATAGTAACGTCTGATAATACTGTGCCAGTCCAAGGAACTGCAGCACCAGCAGCGTCAAGCATTACTTCGCGTGTAGCGATATTTAACTTATTGACCCCAGCTATTTGAACCTGATCACCAGCTTTTATAGTGCCAGTTCCTAAAGCGTCAAGTACCAAAGTCTGTTGCATCGTGTCCTTAGCTGCCACATAAGTAGCGTTAGGAGCACCGTTTAATGCACCAGCACGGTCAGTAGTTGTGCCTGATGTGTAGCTGCTAAGAGCGTTAGAAGTCAAAGCTCTCATACCACCAAAGTTGGCAGAAATCTGAGACTTTTCCCACGCTGTGCGAACAAGACCATCTGCAGCGTTCAAACCATTCTGAGCCGATGAAAGCGAAGTAGTTGTGAACGGATTCATTAGATAAAACTTCTCGTCAGCCATTGGAACACCAGCACTGTCCATCATAGCGCCAGCACCAGCAACATCGCCCCAAGCATCGACAGCAGTGCCACGATTACCATAGTTAAGGCCTGTATTGGTCCTCATAAATGCGCCAAGATCTAACTCAAGGTCAGTTACAATGCGGCGAGCCATTGGCTCAAGGATTTGATCTAATTGATCTAGTTCAAGCGCTTCTTCAACATTTCCCCACTCAGTGGCGGCTGTGAAGTAATTTTGAACCGTACCAGTTGCTTTACCAGCAATGATATCCGACTTAGCTTGACCAGTTAGGTCACCGCCAGCAGTTCGGATTGTGTTGTAGTCGTGAGGACGTTTAAAGTCTACATTACTACCACTTGAAGGATTAAATTTACCTGACAACAACTGAGTGTTGACAGTCTTTGTTACTACACGAGAAGATTCAAACGCATCTAAAAAAACACGAGCGACTTTCCGTGTGACGTTGCTATTAAGATTATTAGCCATTTTCGTATCACCTCATTCATTCAAAAGTTGCTCCTTTCGGACCACCAGCTCTGGGACTTACCCCAGCACCTTTCGGTGTGTCTAGTGGATCAGGAGCGGCATTAACACTAGGTTTAAGTTTTCGAGCTTTTGGCATAATGTTCTGATCTAAATGCAGCAGAGCCTTGTTTAGAGGCATATTTGCTAAGTTGTCTAGCTCCAGCAAATTCTCTCCTAAGTACAGCGTTCCAAGACTACCATCATTCAAGTCAAGCAAATGATCTTGCAGCATGGGATTCATCCCAAACTGATGTATCTTGTTAGCCGCAACTTGAAGATCTTGTGACTGAACGCCAAGCTTTTTAGCTCTTTCTGCGTATATCGCAATCTTCTCATTCTGCGCTTTCATTGCCTCTTCGTGCTGCTTTTTTTGCAATTCTATCTGCTGGCTTTCTATAGCCTGCTGACGCGCATCAAATTCAGCTCGTTTCGCAATAGCCTCATCACGCTGTCTGATCTGATCCTGCACTTCTCTATCTGAGAGAGCATAGAAATCAGGTACTTTCGGCACTTCAGGCGGCTGTTCTTTCGGAATCTTAGCCTCTAGCTCTTGTAAGCGTTTTCGATATTCTTCGGCTTGACGCTCTGCTTCTCGCGCCTTCCAAGTCTTATCAGCCATCGCTTTGTCAAAAACTTTCTGCTGTTCTTCATCAAAAACAGGTTTAGTGGATTTTTCTTGGCCTTCGCCAGTATCCGTTGATGATTCGGAGTCAGTCTCCTGACCTTCAGTTTCTACCTCTTCAAGCTCAATATCTTGAGCCTCATCAAGCGTATCGTCTGGTTGCATCGTCTTTACCTATGTAATGCCGTCAAATAAACGGTGACGTTCCGTGCCTCCAAGAAAGCGTGGAGTGCGCTATGGTCTAAATATATCATATTTTGTTAGAAAGCAATACTTTTATGCAATTCCTCTCAATGCTGACATTTGGCGCTCTGACTGCCTATTTGATAGTAAATCTGCACTATCAGCCTTGGTTGGGTCAAACTCGGCATTTGGGCTACGCAATTGGTTTTCTTTGAAAAATATCTGATGCTTTTGGCCTTCTAAATGATCCATATTAAAACGATTTGCATCATGGATTATTGAATCAAACCCAGCATCTTCAAGACCTTGCCTAAAGATTTCCATCTGATTCAATCTTCCCAAATCATCTTCAGAGTAAATTTCAGCCTTTCTATAAATATCTTCAAGCTCTTTTCCAGAAATGCCACCATCGTAGGCTGATTCCATTATGGCATTAGAAACTTGGCTATATTCTGTATAACTAAGATTACGCCTAATGCTGTCTAAAAAGTCTGTAAGCTCACCTTCTGGTTCAAAATTGTAACTATCATCTCGCGCCAAATCTGCTGCAATATCCATATCACCATCAGCTTCATCTAAATAATCTTTTGGATCAAACTCTGGATATTCAAAACTAAGAAACGTGTCGTTACCTTCAGATATGTCAAAAGGCTTTTCGCTTCTACCTATTAATGGATAAACAACACCTAGATTATCGTTAAACTCTTCTTTTGCTATATCTTTCGCAATATTCATTAAATCTGCGCTTGCTTCATTCCTTGCCTTACCAACATCTTTCCTTGTGCCAACTTCTCTTTTACGATAAATATCTGCCCATTGCTCAGAAAGCTCTCCGCTATCAATAATCTCTTCTGCTCTTCTTGTTATTTTATTACTTAAATCTGGGCCTTCCAAACTTGCATAGTTTTTACTTGCGTCACTAGTGCCAGTTGTTGTGTAAACAGCAGTTCCCATGTGGCTCTCTGAAGTTCCTCGATTCAAATCAAACTCAGCAATATCCGTAACCGCTCCATGATAAAAAACATTATCAGTATCAAACCCAAGGTCTTGCGCTCTTTGCATCCTAGCGCCTTGGCTCATGTCTAGGCCACGCAGTGCCGACCCCACAGCTACTGCTGTGCCTTGCCTGCCGCCGCCTGAGTACAAAATCATATCGCTACTAGACATTACAGGATCAAATCTAGCGTTTACTGAGCGAACGTCTTTAGGATCAAATATCATTACCTCGTCCATAAATTGCACGCCTGAAAATCCTTGGTTTTTTAGTAGTCTTTGTGTTTCATTTTGAATGTCATTTCTGATTCTTATCTTAGTCTCAATATCAGGCGCTCTACCTCTTGCTATATTGAGATTTTTTGTGGCTGCTCTATAAGCTGCGTCATAATCTGTCTCTGTTGCAATATTGCCTCTGGCATACAAAGACATAGCCCTAGCATTCTCGTCATAAGCGCCAGACATATCTCTCTTTTTTCTTATATATCTATCTCCATATTCGTTGTCTGGTGAAGTGTAGATACCTCTTCCAAGCTTTGTTTGTACGTTTTCAGGAGATATAGAAAGTTGATTAAACTCACCACCATCTTCTAACTTATCAGTGTAGTGATATAGAGGGCGATCAGTGTTAAAACCAAGGTCTTGCGCTCTTTGCATTCTTGCCGAACTAGACATATCTAAAGGCACTTTTGATAACGACCTGCTTGCTCCAGCACCTCCCATAACTAAAGCAGGATCAAAATCAGTTATCTGACCAGTCTCAGGATTATAAGTAGTACCGCCTGCCATGCCTGCTTCATATTGATCAACAGCATAGTCACCAAGACCTTCAATCATGCCTCGGACCGCGCTAACAGCCTTACCAGCAGCCTCTGACTGTTCGTTAGCATCACCTAAAAATAAATCATTGAGAAACGACGCAGCGGATCTAGCACCTCTAACTACAGGAGTATACGAAAAGTCTATCTCAGACTCTCCGTATTGAGCAGGTATATTTTGTACAATAGCCTCGCCGCTTGGCCTGTAACCAATTATCTGCGACTCTTCTGGACTTAGTATTTCTCTGCGTTCAGGCATAAAAAAAGCAGCCACCGCACTTTCGCCGCCGTACTTATACCTTGGTTCAGCCATTCTGCATTCTCGCTATCTCTGAATCAGACATATACCTCATTGCTCGGCGCTGGGCCTCAGCTCGCTGCCTCTCTGCGTCAGCACGTTGTCTATCCATCATGTCAGCCATCTTTTCTTGATTATCTAGCTGATCACCTACAGACTTAACTTGAGAGTGGTTGACCGTGGCATTGGCCTGCTGTGCTTTAATCTCAGTGTCCATGCGCTTAGTTTCAGCGTTAAAGATGTCTATTTGATTGTCGGCCTGATCGCCTTGCATCTGCGTCTGTAGCTTCTGAGCCTCTAGCTGTAGCTTCATCTGCTCGTTCTGCAGCTTTGCTTGCTCTATCTGTGCTCGCATCATCTCAGCTTCAGCCTTCATTTGCTCGGCCATTGCCAAAACCATATTTGGATCTTGCTGTGGCTCGCCTTGCTGCTGCACCGTTGCTTCTAACTCATCTCCAGTCATTTGTTCTTGAGGTATCAAGCCAGCGGCTATCATCTGTGCGCGTTTGCGGTCAGAGATTTGTTGTGCTGAAGCAGTAGCAACATTGTCTAGCAATACGTCACCAGCAATTTGTAATATTGTTGGATCAACTTTTGCTATCTCAATAATAGTCTCAATGGTTTCTTGTTGCCTATTCTTGAAGCTTGCGCCAGCTTTTACTTGTACGTCGTAATTGCCAACTGAGAGATCGTTTACAACCTTTACTTCGCCTGTAGCTTGATCAACTACTTTCTGATTGATATCTGCAACGTCATAAGTGTTATCTTCCTTCAGTAGCCTTACAGTGCGTTGTGAGTCATATATTTGTGGTATAGCGGATACTAATATTCTTCCAGTAGCACGGATACCAAACTCTAAGGCTTTAAAGTATTTGATCGTAGAGTTATCGCCTTTATTCTGCAATGCGTTGATCGCAACACCAGATTGATTCTGTGGATTGTCTCCCATATTGCTAGAAAACATACCAGATGCGTAAGTAATCATGCCTCGCATAGCTTCTGACATAGTGCGAAGAGCTGGATTAATCTGTGCTCCACCTTGTTGTTGCGGAACTTGTGGAAACTCAGGATCTACATTGAAAAACTGAACAGGATCATGATTAGTGTTAAGTGTCTGCAGTGAATCCTCATGGCCTGCAGCCTGTCCCATAGTCATCCAATACTTAGCTCTTGGAGCAAGGCTAGTCTCTGCAACCTCACGGCTGACTGAGTAGTTCAGCACTCGCTGCGAGTCCATCAGCTTCTCTACAAGTCCCCAGAATATTGTTTTGTTTTCAAATATTTTGTAGTTAGCGTAGATAGGAACCACTGGAATCATGTTAAAAACA